CGGAACACTATCCAAGGGTTTGTACGAGTTCGCACAGGACGGCAGCACGGTGAAGGCCGATTGGCTGGCCGATTACGTGGATGCTTTTATCTCGGAGGCATACGAGCACGAACGCCAAGAGAGTGCCCACCGCGACCCGACTTTGTTGGTAGCGAGTGAGCAGTCGCCCGAATCGCAGATCGCACAGGCGGTCTACGGCGAGTTCATGGCCTACGTCGCCAAGAACAAGAATCTCGCACGCGCGAAAACGAGTCTGCCGGTCACGGTGGAATATATCGCGTCGCGGTTGCGTGAACTTGGGCACGTCCATGCCAACACGTCTATGGATGAGGCGGAAGCACAGGCACAGGTCGCAGGCTACTTCCCAACGACGCTGGCACTGAGCATGGACGGCTTCGCACGCGCACAAGCGGAGGTGGCCGACGCCACGGCGCGCATGGGTGAACTTCGCAAGTCGGACGGGCATGTTACGCTTGCCGACGATACTGTCAATCCGATGCAGGCGTTGACGCACGCGCAAGCACGATACGCGGATGAGCGTGGCGCGATGTACGGCGGGATGGAAAAATCAGTCGGCAGACACGATCCCGAGTGTCTGTTTCACGGGCGCGAGTCAGTGGGCAAGAAAAGCCACGCAACCGCAATCCAGGGCATGACTTGTACTTGCCGATAAAGAGGTCGCATGGGGCTGTTAGACACACTCACCAAAGCCGCGATCGGCGCGGCGCGTGGCGCAGCGAAGGCGCTGCAAGAGGATGACGAAGATCAGGATGAGGATCAGGATGACGTTGACGGACGGCCAAACGACCGCGCCAACGCATCCTCAGACGACGGTGACGACCCCCCGCGCCCGAAGGGGGCCATTGCCAAGCCCCAGCCCCCCGGCGCGGGGCTGAAACCCAAGCCAGGCGGCTTCGTAGGCAACAGCGGGCTTGGTGACGATGACGCGCCTTCTGCCGACCAAATGGCCGCAGTGCTCCGGTCCACCGGGCTTGCGGAAGCCACAGACGAAAAGCCGCGTGCCTTGTTCCATGACCCGTACTCAGTCATGGATTGGGGCGGTTGGCGCGAGCGGCCCAACGCGCTCACGTATTCGACGCTGCAACAAATGGCGTCGCAGAATACGGCCATCGCTGCGATTATCCAAGTTCGCACAAGCCAAGTGGGCGCGTTCGGCAAACCCCAGCAAGGACGCTACGATCGCGGTTATCGTGTGACGCTGCGAGACAGGCGCGATCAGAAGCGCGGAATGAGCAAGCAAGAGGCGCTGCAAGCCGCAGAGATAGAGCGCATGTTGGAGTCTACCGCCGTGCTGTTGCCAGGCGAGAAGTCCAGCGACCGCGATTCGTTTCGTACCTTTCTCAAAAAGGCGACGCGCGACGTGCTGATCTATGACCAGTTTTGTTGGGAGAAGATCCGCGACCGCAAGGGGCGTATCTCACGATTCATTGCGTTGCCGAGCGAAACGATCAGGCCAGCGGTCGCAGACATTGAACACATTGACGCGATCGAAATGCGGCAGCGTGTTTCGCACGTACAAGTCTATGAGGATACGGTCATTGCGGAGTTCAGCCCCGATGACATTGCGTGGTGCATTATGAACCCGCGCACGGACTTGCGCGTCAACTCATTCGGATACTCGCCAGTGGAGCAGTTGGCGAACCTCGTAACGGCGTGGCTCTACGGGTTTCAATACAACCAAAAGTTTTTCACCCAAGGCGCGAACGTCAAGGGCGTGCTGAATATCAAGGGCAGCATCCCCGATCGCCAACTCAAGAGTTTCCGGCGCTTGTGGTATTCGATGGTGAGCGGGGTCAACAACGCATGGCGCACGCCGATCCTAAACTCAGAGGATATTCAGTGGGTGCCGATGCACAGCACAAATTCTGAGATGGAATACAGCGCGTGGATGGACTGGTTGACCAAGCTCACCTGCGCCGTGTTTGGTATCGACCCGACTGAGATCAATTTCATTTTCGGCAACACGGGGCAGACTGGCGCAATGAGCAGCGCACGCCCCAACGAGGATGAAGTTGTGGAGTCCAAAGATAAAGGACTCACGCCTTTGATGGAGTTTTTCGAGGATTGCATAAACAGCCATTTGGTGTGGGAACTGAATCCCGACTTTGAGTTCAACTTCGCAGGGCTGAATTCAAAAGAGGAAAAGGCGCAGCGCGAAGGTTGGATCGCACAGGGCAAGGCATTCAAAACTGTGGATGAGATCCGCGCGGAGCAGGATCTAGACCCTATGCCGGATAAAAAGGGTGAGGTCATTCTGGATTCGGTGTGGCTCCAAAACTCGCAAGCGCAACAACAGGGCGGCGAGCAAGATGGTGGCGGCGATGAACCGCCACTTGAGCATATCCCAGGTGAGGATGACGACGATCAAGGCGGGGGCGGCATTGGCAGCGGTGACACCGACTACGGCGACGATGACTTTGGCGATGACGACTACGGCGACGATAGCGCCGACGATGAACCGTTGCCCGGTGATGCGCCCGAAGGGTCGGAAGGCGATGACGATCAAGAGGGCGATCAGGCGGGACCGGCAGACGAAGGCGACGATCAGTTTCCTCCCGGCCAAGGCGACGAAGATCAACCCGACGAAGGGCAAGGCGATGAAGCCAAGCCAGGCGCAGACAAGATCCCAGGCGGGCTAGGCGATAAAAAGGATCCGCGTGACTTTGACCCGGAACAGCTTGCGCGCGGGACTGAGGTTGAAAGCGAGCACAGTGCCGACCCGAAAGTCGCGCAAGAGATCGCAATGGATCATTTGAGCGAGGATCCGAAATACTACGATAAGTTGGCCGCTGTAGAGGATGACGATCAGTCGCCCGCGCAGAAGCAGGCCAAGGCCGTAGAGAAAAGCATGGATGCGGCGCTTGCGAGAGTGCGGCTGGCAACGGCCACTGTATCTACGCCGCGACGCGCTACCACAACGCTGCGTAAGTCAATCGCGAAGGCATCGAAGCAAGTAAAACGCACGCCACCGCGCGTGCGCCGCACGTTCAGAATAGGAGAGTGATCATGGGCACGCGCAGTTTGGTTGAAATCCTTTTCCAGCTTGGCGAAAACAACTCTCTGAAAGCTGGCAGCTTGGTTGCCGACGTGAGCCTAGCCGAGCAAGTAGACACGCTGGACAAGGCACTGAGCACGTCCGGCATTTTGGCGGCAAGCGAGGTCAACACGACAATCGACAAGGGCGACATTTCCACGATTCGGTTGCTCTACATCGAAGCGGATAACGACGTGAACGTGTTTCTGGGTGGCATTGCGGCGACTACGGCGGTGCTCACTGCCGTTGGCGGTGTGTATCCTACGCTCTATGCGGGCGGCGAGACTTTGGACCTGGACATTGACGGCGTACCGTTCACCACGACGTTCGACGTGGCGGATCAAGCACTGGCCGACGTGATCAACCGGATCAACGCGGCAGCGGCGTTTGCCGGGCTTGACGGCCTTGTGGCGTCAATCAGCGGCGGCCAGCTACGTCTGACCAGCAAAACCAGCGGCTTGGCGTCTGTGGTGTCTGTGACGGGCGGAACGGGGCTTGTGGCGCTGGGCCTGACTGCGCCGACCACGGTGACTGGCGTTGACCCGACTCCCGGCACGTCGCCTATCTTGCTGCGGCGCACGGCGGACCCGGCGAGTTCGCAGATCACGACTCTGAAGGCGTATGCCTTGCTCGCGTTGTCTACAACGTCTGTGAAGTTGTCGAACCCGAGCGCCACGGCAGAAGTGCGTTATCGTGTTGCGATGGCAGGCGACTTGGTTCCGGCAGCGGCGGCATGCTAGCCGATGCCCCAAGAGATCCAGGTTGACGCGCCAGCGAACTTAGAGCCGCTGGAAATAGCGCAAGTCATAGTTGGACGGCACATGCTGTTGAAGGCCGAGCACGCCCATTCGTGGGAGCATCGGCCTTTCATCCTGTGGCGCGCGTTGCAGGATATGTATGAGGCGGCGCTGGCGATCTACCAAGATCAGCTTGGCATCATGCTAGGTAGGATAAACACCGTGCTTGGCGTGGATGTTCTGTCGAAAGCCAGCAAGGCGTTGCTCACGCCGAAACAGGTGCGCGAGATAGCGAAGATCATCCGCGCGAACCACACGGCGTTGCTGTTGCGGTTCGGTGTGGATGACGGCGCGGTCACGCCAGAGGAAATCGAGTATTTGGTGACGGAAGGGATCCTGCCAACCGAGGCAATGGACATTGTTGGCGATGCGTATCTGTACGGCGAACTGTCCGCGTCCGTGCGTGAACTGGACGAACGCCTAGACGTGAAGGCGATGACGTATCCGGCATTCAAGGCGCACATAATCAAGCGACCGATCGCACTGAGCACTGAGCAGAAGCAGGCGATTGCATGGTCCAAGCACAGTACCGCGATCCACATTCAAGGGTTGGGAAACAAGATAGCGGACGACTTCTCGAAAACGGCAGTCGTTGTGGATGCGGCGCAGCGCAATGAATACCGTGGCGTGATCCGTGACGCGGTAGAGGAAAATATCGAGCACGCAAAAACGGTGCGGCAACTTGCGAGCGAGTTCGGCAACCGCACTGGCGATTGGTCGCGTGACTTCGGACGCATCGCTGCGACGGAAAAGCAGCAAGCGTTTCAAGAGGGCTTCGCGGAGCAACTGCGCAACACAGAAGGCCCGCCCGAGGGCACCTACGTCGCGAAGATACCCAAGCCCGATGCTTGCCCAGATTGCGTGCGGCTGCATCTAACAGCCGGTCAAGGCTCGCGGCCACGGGTATTCACGCTCGCGCAACTGACCGGTAACGGCACGAACCGTGGCGTGAAGCGCGCATCGTGGCGGGCGGTGGTCGGCACCGTGCATCCGTGGTGTGCATGCGAGATAGTGCATGTGCCCGCAGGCTGGGGGTTTGAGGGCAAGCCACCTTCGCATGTGAGGGCTGCAAAGGTAGACGGCAAGGAAGCGTGGATGTTGCCGAGCGGCAAGCCGTGGCGACCCAGGATGCTTCCCGACGTGTTGCGACGCGGCGATATCTTCACTCGCGACCTAGCCAAGTCGTTTTTGACCTACGATGCGCCTGAGCACGGCGTTTCGATTCGCGTGTCGGATCCGACGTTAGTA